GGGCAAGAGACATTTGACGCTGAAAGACCGCGCAGAGCTGGAGGCACTTTACAACAAGGGACGCGGCGTTGAGGAAATCGCCGCGAAGCTGAAAGTGCATCGGTCTACCGTATATAACGAACTGAAACGGGGAGACACCGGGGAAATGGACGGAAACGGGCGCATCGGTTACAGCGCAGAGCTGGCACAGCAGGAGATCATCAACAACTACAGGCGGCGCAGGACGGCCCGCGCTGCCTCCGAGTAAGCGGAGGGACAAGCCATGAGGACGGCATACTATGAAACGAAGTGCGGCGGCCTGACAGTCGAGCGCCGTTCCCGGCGGAGCCGGACGGAAGCACAGCGGCGGAAGCTGGTGCGAGTGCGGGAGAACATCGGCGCGGCCATGATGCTGTTGGGCTTTCTGCTCCTGATGGCAATAGGCGGCGCGGAGGATTTGACGGTGATCTTCCTCGGCGGGCTTGCCGGTCTCAGTCTGATGCTGTTGGGCGGATGGCTGGGTCATGCGTTCTACGGGCAGGAAAAGGACGCGGAATGGCTGCGGCGGGAGCGGGACGAAGATGTATTTTGACCGCGACAGTTACCAGAAAAGCGTCCGGCGGGCGCGTGAGGAACGCTGGCGGGTCAGAGGCAGGGCGCGGGTAGTGCATCCGAAATACGGGGCTGTGGTGGTGCCGCACCGGTCGAACTACTCCGCACTGCTGAACGCGGCGGAATACTGGGGCTGTGAGTGGACGGACATACGGGACGCGGAGGTCTGGGCCGTGTCGCACAGCACGGCGGTGGTTATGCCAAAAGAATTTTGCGGGAGGAACTGAATATGAAAGTGAAAATCAACACCCATGGAAACGCCTTGCCGGAGGTTCACGGAGAATGGATAGACCTTTGCACCGCAGAGGATGTCACGCTGGACTTTCTGGAGTACAAGATCATTTCCTTGGGTGTTTCCATTGAAATACCGGCGGGTTACTATGCGCACGTTGTTCCCCGCTCCTCGACCTTTGGCAAGTGGGGCATCCTGCTGGCGAACAGCATGGGCGTGATCGAGAATGACTATTGCGGTGACGGCGATGTGTGGGGCTATCCGGCGCTATGCCTGCGGAAAGAGGGAACGCGCATTCCGAAAGGAACGCGCATCTGCCAGTTCCGCCTTGTGGAGAAAGCACCGGACATGGAGTTTGTGCAGGTGGAGAGCTTGGGCAACCGTGATCGCGGCGGCTTTGGCAGCACCGGCGAGCAGGTACATACCGGCGGCACGGCGGAACGGAACAAGCCGGAGCGGAACAGCCGCGTGGAGCGAATGTTCGGCGAGCGGGAGAACTGGGCCACGGCGGAGGAGGACAGGACGCAGGGGCCATACAAGGGCTTTCTGCTGGTGGTGTGCGAGGAGTGCGGCAAGGCCAAGGCGTTCTGCGCGAAGCGGGAAACGTACAGTTTCCGGTGTCAGGAGTGCGGGCATGAAACGCCGCTGGAGGGCCTGCGCCCCATGTTCATGCACTGTAAGTGCGGTAAGTCGTTCCGCTACAAGACCAACGCAGAGACGGAGACCATCACCCATAGCTGCTTGGACTGCAAGGCCCCTGTGGATATGGAGCTGAACGGGAAAGGCACCGCCTATGTGACCATAGGCGTGAGAGGTGGAAAGCGATGAAAGATATTCTGTATAGATTGGGCGCGGTGCTGCTGCTTGCGCTGATGGTGATTTGGGGGCTGGCGCTGGCGCTGGCCGGGCCTGCCCTGCTGAAATTCTGCATTCTGTATCTGTTCGGGTAAAGGAGGCGGCGGGAATGAAGCTATCGAAATTTGCAAACTTGGTCAAGAACGGAGGCCGCTGCGCCGTACTCCATGTGGCGGGCAGCGGGATTTGGCTATCTACCGGCACGGCGATCTACCGGCACGGCGATCTACCGGGCGACGGAGCTGCCGGACATGGAGGGCAGCGAGCAGGTGCGCACGGTGTTGGACATGACGGCGGACGCATGGAAAAAGGTGTATCTGACCGAGGACTGGCCGGAGAGCGTCAGCAATGTGCTGGGACTGAACCTTGCACCGTATGCGCAGGGCGAGCAGGACACAGAGAAGCTGAAAGTGGCGGCGGCTCCAAACGGGCTATGGTGTTCCGCCTGCCGCTGCAAGGTGGATGGCGAGCTGATCTTCTACAACGAGGCGTATCTTGCGCCGCTGGCGGAGGAGATCAAGAAAAGCGAATACATCTATTACACGGCACGTCAGACCGAAGCGGGACAGCGGTATCTTGTGGTACATGACGGCATGGATGTGCTGGCAGCCATCATGCCCATGAACATTCTGAAAGAGGAGTACATCAACGATCTTGCGGAATTTCAGGCGCTATGCATGGAGCAGTTCTACAAGGATAAGGAGCGCCGGGAGGCGGTTATCGAGGAGGCCGAGGACGACGCGGAGGACGCGGGGCAGATCGGAATGGAGGGTGTGCAGGAATGATGGTAACTTTTGATATTTGCGCAGGCAACCCGGGTGCGCTGCAATTCCTGATGCAAGCCTACGACATGGATATGTTTAAGGCTGAACAGGGGTTCCAAAGGATGCAACGGGCAGGCATCACGGGGGCGCGCCTGTATATGCTCTGGAATGACTGTTGCAACAGAGATACGGAAGCGGCGCTGTTGGCTATGAACACGCTGAACATTGAAAGCGTCGTCGAGTTTATCAACTATGAGGGTGGGCGCGGTATTCCTATCGACATTGAAGCCCTCCGAGCGGCAGCGGAAAGGATGTAATAAATGGAAATCGCAAGAGCGCGGGAAATTCTCGACCCGGAACACCGGGAGCCGTATGAGAGCCTTGAACCGATAAACGAGGCTTGCCGGATGGGCGTGGAGGCGCTGCGGCGGCGTGTGCCGGAAAGCCCCTACCCTGACGGGGACGCGGGTGTAATGGCCTGCCCGTCCTGCGGGAGCGGCGAATACCTGCACAACGAGGACGGAAACCGCTGCCGCTTCTGCGGACAATGCGGACAAGCGATTGACTGGGACGGCAGCACCGGGGAGGAGACGGAATGAACGTTGTCTCTTTTGGCGGCGGGACAAACAGCACCGCCATGATTATCGGGATGTATCTGCACAAAATACCTATTGATCTGATTTTGTTTGCGGACACCGGCGGCGAGCAGCCGCACACCTACGAGTTCATGGGGACGTTCAATGAGTGGCTGGTAAAGCATGGCATCCCAAAGATCGTCTCCGTGGAGTACCACGACAAGGACGGGAACCGATTGACGCTGGAACAGGAATGCATCAACAGCGGGAGGCTGCCCTCGATTGCCTATGGATACAAAAAATGCTCTCTCAAGCACAAGATCGGGACGCAGGAGAAGTTCTGCAACAACTATCAACCGTGCAAAGAGGTGTGGGCCAGCGGCCAGCGCGTCCACAAATACATCGGTTACGATGCCGGGGAGACACGGCGCATCCAACACGCCGCGCCCATCGACGAAGCGGACAAAAAGTACGAAAAGCATTATCCGCTCTACGAATGGGGCTGGACGCGCGAGGAATGTGTGCACGTGATCGAGCGGGCCGGACTGCCGAGACCGGGGAAAAGTTCATGCTTTTTCTGCCCATCCATGAAGAAGAAAGAAATACAAGCGCCGTGGGAGAACTACCCCGATCTCTTTGAGCGGGCTATCGCGCTGGAACACGGGAGCGCCAAGACAAATGTGAATGTAAAAGGTCTTGGGAGCGACTGGTCATGGGAGAGCTACTACAACGAGTTCATGGCAAACAAGGAGTTCGAGGAGGCACAGTTGACCTTTGACCAGTTGTTCCCGGACAGCCCCGGCGGGTGTATCTGCGGCGCTCCGTGCGGGTGCTATGACGGATAAGGAGGCGGCGGAATGAAACTCTGTGATCGGTGCCGGGTTGCTGGTTGCTTGTTGAACTACGGCGGGAAAGCCTGTAAAAATGCCCGGAAACAGAACTGCCCGGATGTGGTCTTTACCAACGCGGACAGGGTTCGAGAAATGAATGACGAGGAACTGGCAAAATTCATGCTGAGCAGCAACGGCGCGGCCTACTGCAAGAACAATGATCGTGACAGTACGTGCTACCTAAAAGGACGCGACGGAATGACGGCATGTGAACTGTGCGCACTGGACTGGCTGCGCGAGGAGGCGGAGTGATGAACTGCACTATTCTGCAAGGCGACGCGCTGGAGCTGCTGCGGACACTGCCGCCAGAAAGCGTACATACCTGCGTGACCTCCCCACCCTACTATAATTTGCGAGATTACGGAGTAGAGGGGCAGATCGGAAACGAGGGCAGCGTGGAGGAATACCTGCAGGCGCTTGTCGCTGTTTTCTGTGAAGTCCGGCGAGTGCTGCATCCGAATGGAACGCTGTGGGTGAACGTGGGCGATAGCTATGCTACAAAATCGGGGAACCAGCCGCCGACGAACACCCGCAATTCCTGCGGACACACAGCAAAGCGCGTACCGCAGGGGTACAAGAAAAAAGACCTGATCGGCATACCTTGGCAGTTGGCATTTGCCCTCCGCGCAGACGGTTGGTATTTGCGGCAAGACATCATTTGGCAGAAGCCGAACTGTATGCCGGAGAGCGTAAATGACCGATGCACGAGGTCACATGAGTACATCTTCCTGCTGTCAAAGTCAGCGCACTATTATTTCAACGCGGCGGCAATCAGCGAACCGGTCACATCGGCCAAAGGAAACGCAAGGACGTTTCGCGGAGGCGGAGCCTATACCGGCGGTCGATCTCACGACAACAGCGCACAGGTGGAGCGTGAGAGCCACGGGAACAGTAAAAACAAGACGGGACGCAGGAACAAGCGGAGCGTCTGGAGCGTAAGCACAAACGGATTTCGCGGCGCACACTTCGCCACATTCCCGGAAAAGCTGATCGAGCCGTGTATTTTAGCGGGCTGCCCAGAGGGCGGCGTTGTACTTGACCCATTTGCGGGCAGCGGCACAGCAGGCGTGGTGGCCAAACGCATGGGGCGCGGTTTTATGGGATGTGAGATCAATCCCTCGTATGTAGAAATGGCCGCCAGAAGAATAGCGGAGGTGAAGTGATGGATTGCTACAACTGCAAAGCGAAAAGTGTTTGCGCGGCGGTGGTGCAGCCCGGCTCCGTGATATGTCTGATGAACCGCATGAGATACTGCGGGACACACGCAGAGGAAGAACCACGGCGACAGCAGGGCGACTTTTGCCAGTATTGTGGGCATCGCCTGCGGGAGATCGGACGCGAGCGCTTCTGCAACAATGTGAACTGCCAAAACCGATATGTGAACGTATGAGGGTATGCCATGGATATTAAGTCTTTTAAGCCGAGGCAGACCGTGTACATCGTTGGAGACGAACGGCGGCCAAGAGATAAATTCTCCGCAGTAAAAGCGGAGGTCGCAAAGGTGGGCCGAAAGTATGTAACCATCAGCGGAAGATGGGGAGAACGGTTTCGGGAAGCGCACAACAGGGATATGCCGTATCTCATTGAGGAAACAGAGTATGGCTCACCGCGTCTCTTGTTTCCGTCGGAGGATGCTGTACGCGAGTACCAAGAACGTGAGGAACTGAAAGAGTGGGTGCGGGTTGCCGCTGGCTGGGACAAAATAGGCCGCTATACCCTCGAACAGCTCCGCGCCGTAAAGAAAATTCTGGAGGGATAAACCATGAGCGAGAAAAGCGCGGTATATGAGTGCGTAGACCGGGAGCATGACGCTTGGCGGTGCCGGGCGTGTGGGTACATCGAGAATTTCGAGGCGGACGGGCCGACGGAAAACGGCTGGCACTTCTGCCCCGGCTGCGGGCGGGAGATCATCGTGGAAGCGGTCAATCCGTGTCCGTTCGACAATGACAACTGTATGTGCCAGTTCTGCGAAACGCCGTGCAACAACGGCTTAAACTGCTCAGACTGCGCCCACGAGGGAAAGGCGGCGCATGATGTGCTTCTCTGCACGGGCTTTGACGGGAGCATGGAGCAGTACACAGAAAACTGGAAGCGGAAGCAGATGGAGAAGTTGGGAGGCGGGCAGGAATGAAAGTGTATCTGGCCGGAAAGATCACGGGAGACCCGAACTACAGGGAGAAATTCGCGGCGGCGGCAAAGAAGCTGGAGGAGCGGGCCGGTGTGACGGTCATTTCACCGGCGGTCACGCCGGAGGGGCTGAAAAAGGCGGACTATATGCGCATCTGCTTTGCCATGCTGGAGAGCGCCGACACGGCGGCGTTCTTGCCGGATTGGGAGGACAGCCCCGGCGCACAGCTTGAAAAGCATTGGTGCGAGTATGTGGGGAAAAAGATGGTGTTTCTGATGGAGGGTGCGGAATGATCGACTTCGAGGGCTACTATCTTGTGCCGCCTGATCAGGTTGCATACATCGAAACGAGGAGGGGCGGCGGGGATGCACAATATGGGCTGTTCTTGGGCCTGTCCGGCGGGAAAGAGCTGGGCGTGTGGTACAGAACAGAGGAGGCGCGAAAAGCCGCTTATACGAAGCTCGCACGACAGGTCGAGATCGGGAAACGACAGGACAGGGAGGACATCTTGTATCGCCTGCGGTTGATCGAGGCGTGTATCAATAAGACGGATAAGCGGACGCTGCGCATCTGGAAGCAGCTCCAACAACTGCTGCATCTGGAAAGCGAGGAGACGGAATGAGCGGGAGAACAACAGAGCGTATTCTGAACGCGGCGGCAAAGGGGCTGCTGTTTCTGTTCCTGTATGTGATGCTCGACCTGTGCTGGATTGGCGCAGAATGCGTCTTTGAGGGCATCGTGCATGAAAGCAGGGTTGACGGTGTTGTGCTGGCGTGGCTCTGCTTGCTGCTCGTGAGAGAAATCGAGCAGTTTGAGCGGAAAATCAGAGGTGACGGACGATGAAGCCGCTGCTTTGCCGCTTGGGACTGCACAGCCCGTGCAAGACGGAATACATAGAGGTCACACGCCGCCGGAGCGACCGGCACGGCGGGAAGTATCACACAAATTACATCGTCTGCCGCAGGTGCGGGAAGCTGTGCTACCGGATGCGGCGGCGCAGGGAGAAAACGATATGAAATGTGAGCTATACCACGATAATTTCCAGAATTTCAAGCGGTACAATGTGCCGAAAGCCCAGCTTGTAATCGCGGACATCCCATACAACATCGGCGCGGATGCCTATGCCAGCAATCCCATGTGGTATCAGGGCGGCGACAACAAGAACGGGGAAAGCAAGCTGGCAAAGCAGAGCTTTTTCCACACGGACGGTACGTTCAAGATCGCGGAGTATATGCACTTCTGCAACAGGCTGTTGAAGAAAGAGCCAAAGGAAAAGGGACAGGCCACGGCCATGATCGTGTTCTTCGCCTTTGAGCAGATGCAGACCGTGATCGAGTACGGAAAGCGGTACGGATTTGCAAAAAGCTATCCGTTATTTTTCTGCAAGAACTATTCCGCGCAGGTATTAAAAGCCAACATGAAGATCGTGGGCGCGACGGAATTTGCAGTCGTCCTCTACCGGGACAAGCTGCCGAAGTTCCGCAACGTCGGAGAGGACGGCGGAAAGCACATGGTTTTTGACTGGTTCCGTTGGGAGCGGGACAGCCGAAAGGAGTACCCGAAGATACATCCCACGCAAAAGCCGGTGGGCGTGTTGAAACGCCTGATCGAAGTGTTCACAGACCCCGGCGACGTGGTGATCGACCCGGTGGCCGGGAGCGGCACCACATTACGCGCCGCCTACGAGCTGGGGCGCAGCGCCTACGGGTTCGAGGTGGACAAGAGTTTCTACGAGGCGGCGAGAGAAAAGATGCTCGCACCGATCTTGACGGAGACAACGACAATCTGACGACCGGATGCGGTCGCGCCGTGAGAGCGGCGCGGCCTTGCCGGTTGAAGCGAGACCTGTTTCCGGCGGTGCCGGAGAGAATTTCTGTTGCGGCCGAGGGGCCGCAATGGGCTGGTATACCAGCAGTAAGTTAAGGGACAAGCCATGAAACAGGGGTGTGCCTGACGGCATACGACTGTTGAAATGGCCCGTATGCAAGCCGGTGACGGCGCATACACGCAAAAACAAGGGAGGCGTGGCCGCATGAGCCTGTATTATCGGGAACAAAAGCATATCTGCGGCAAGGACTACGCCACGGCGGGGTACATGGAGGTTGATCTGTACCCCGTGACACCGAAGCAGCACAAGGCGAGCCGGAGAGCAAAGAAGAAAGAAGCCTGCACCCTCGCCCAGCAGACCTACAACGACAACCGCTCCAAGAGATACCATGTGCAACTTGTAAACGCCAACTTCGGAAAGGGCGACTTCTCGTGGACGGGAACCTATGACGACGATCATCTGCCAGCGCCGGGAGACACCAAGCGGGCGGATATGGACTGGACGAATTACATCAAGCGGGTGTATCGCTGGTGCGATAAGAACGGCGTGGAGCGCCCGAAGTGGGTAGCCGCCACGGAGTACACAACGGTGATGGCAGACGGGACGATCTGTGGCCGCCATCATCACCACGCGATCATCCAGCACACAGAGGGACTGACCCGTGACGTGCTGGAGGAGCTGTGGAGCGATAAGAACGGAAACAGCATTGGCCTAACACGAGGGGAATATCTCACCGTTGACCACGGAAGCGTGGAGGGCCTTGTAAAATATATCAACAAGAACAAACGGTGCGCCCGAAGCTGGCGGCAGAGCCGTGGACTGGAAAAGCCCAAGACGCCGCCGCCAAACGATACCAAGTGGAGCCGCAAAAAGCTGGAGGAGGCCAGCACCGTGTACATAGACGACGCTGCGTTCTGGGAACAGAAATACCCCGGCTACACGCTCAACCGCGTGGAAACCAAGGTGAGTAACGCCGGGCAGCGGCATACCGTTGTGATCTTGCGCCGCGCCGAGTGCTGGCACGGGCGAGGAAATATATATCGACCAAGGAGGAAATGAAAATGAACGATGCCGAACGCTTCGAGCAAATTTTTCTGTCACAGGTGACGAGGCCGGGCGCGGACAAGCTGCTGGAGTGGCTGAAAAGCACGGATTTCTTCACGGCTCCGGCCAGCACACGGTTTCACGGGGCCTATCCCGGCGGGCTGGTGAAGCACAGCCTGAATGTGTATTATGCCCTGCTGGGGAATTTCAATCTGCGCGGTCTGTATTCGCCGCAGACACAGGCCATCGTGGCGCTGCTGCATGACGTGTGCAAGGCGAACTACTATGCCGGGGAATATCCCGACTACACCGTGAAAGATCAGATGCCCATGGGACACGGGGAGAAGTCTGTCTATCTCGTGATGAAGCACATGGAGCTGACGGACGACGAGGCCCTTGCCATCCGCTGGAACATGGGCGCGTATGACGATGCTTTCCGTGGAGGGAGCCGTGCGCTGAATGCCGCCATAGAAAGAACGCCGCTTGTGCTGGAGTTACATTACGCGGACATGATAGCGACGCAGAGAGAAAAGAACGAAGAGGTGCTGTGAATGGCGTACCGGCTGGAGCTATCCGATCTGCCGCCGCGTTACCGGGCGCAGGCAGAGGCACAGCTTGCCGGGCGCGGGAAAAAGCGGGGCGACACCGTGACGGCGGCGGCCCGTGTCGCTGCCATGTCCGGGCTGAAATTTGACAGCCGGGGCGAGTATGAATACTACGTCGGCACCGTCGCGCCAAAGGTTGGACGCGGGGAGATCGTGAAGTGGGAAGCGCATCCATGCTTTCTGCTGTTCCCGGCGGGGGAATACAACGGCGTGAAGCTGCGGAGCGTTCAGTACACGGCGGATTTCCGGCTGACCTATGCCGACGGCACGGTGGAGATCGTGGAGGTCAAGAGCAAGTTTGTCCGGCGGATGCAGCGGGATTATCCTGTGCGGCGGCGGGTGTTTCTGGAGCTGATCGCCCGCCCGGCGGGCTGGAAATTCACAGAGATCATCACGGCGGAGGACAAGGAAGAAATCAAACGCTGGCGGGAGCTGGCGGAGGAGGTATCATCATGTGGGAAAAACGGCTGACGCACTACGACAACGACGGGCGCGTGTATTCCAGCAGGGGCTACGAGGTGGCCCTTGCAAAGCTGGCGTGGTTCGAGGACAGGGAGCAGAAGCGGGAGGAAATGCCCGTGTGTGGCCTGTGCCAGCGGCACCAGAAGCTGGAAACCGTGGACGGCACGGCGTTCTGGCTGGAATACGGCGAGGACGGCAGGCCCCGCCTTGTGATGGACAGCACGGCGCGGGGCGGCGGGCTGAATGTGCTGTGCGCGGAGTTCTGCCCCATGTGCGGGCGGTTCTGCGGGAAACTGGAGGTGGAGCATGAGGAGAAATAAGCATATCCCGGCGCATTTTGGCACCAACGCGGCCCGTCAGGCGCAGACGCGCTATCTGCAGGGGAAAACGCCGGAGAGCGAGCGGGTGGAGAAAAACCGGGAGGCGGCGGGCCATGTGATCTCTTTGTGCTTCATGGTTGCGCTGCATGACCGCTACGGCATCGGGAAAGACCGGCTTGACCGCGTGATCAACGCCGCAAACGGCGCGCTGGAGCGGTTTGCCGTCAACAAGCGCGGCGTGGGCATGGAGCGGGCGAAAAAGAAGCTGAACGAGGAGCTGGAGGGGCTGCTGACGGAGCGTTTTGTGCTGCCCGCGTCAAAAGCACCGAAAAGCAACCGGGATTGGGCCTTGCTGGGCGAACGGCGGGAAGCGGCGGAGATCGTAGTGAAATGCTATGCGCTGGGGGCGCGTCAGGCCCTCGGCTTTGGCTTGGAGCGGCTGAATGAGACCGTCCGCGCCACGGAGGACGTATTCCGGCAGTTCAACGAGTGGGCCGAGGGCGGGGACTGGTTCGGCTACAATATGCTGGCCCGGCGTATGAC